GTGTTCTAGCCCCTCCAAAAAACCGCCCCATTCTGTTTCCTTTCGAATAGTTACACCTTTGACACGCACTTATCAGATTCGAATCTTCGTCCGTGCCGCCCTTCGATATCGGGATTACATGATCTACAGTCATTAGAGCGTGTTCATCGTTTCCGCAGTATTGGCAAGTCCAGCCATCGCGAGCAAGGATTCGCGCACGTATCTTGCGCCATGCAGTAGTGCCTCCATTAGCACGTGCGCTTTGAGTTGCCATTAGTAGAAGCCCTTCAATTTGAAGAATGACCACGCTTCGCATGGAGTGGAATGTCTGTGTTGAATATAGCGCAAGCCTCTATCTATTTGCTTGAATGGATTTGTTTCCTTCATCTTGAGTAATTGAGGAATTCCGAATGCGGTTGAATGTTTATTCTTAGATCGTGGATTCCATTGACTTTCCTTTGTCCATAGCAGATTCACACAATGAAATTCTTTTGCGTTGAGAAGTTTAGTGTGTGCGTAGAGTTTGTATATCTCTACTGTGTTATTAACTGCTTTTGATGGATAAGCCGTCATTACTCCGTTAAGACATAGAACTCCCGCAACCACCAAGACTCGGCTGCGAGCGAGTCGCCTAAGCGGCTCTCCACCGCGTCGTGATGGTAGTACCTCTGTCAAGTTACTCGTCAGTATGTGGACAACTTGAACGGCGCTCCTGCGTGTCGTCCACAGGTTATTTGTTGCCTGTGGATAACTATTCATTGGATATCCTCCAGTAATACGACGCCCATAACTCCACACTTTAGACATTCCAGCACCTTGACATTAGGCGGAAGTTTGTCCGTGACTATTCGTTCGCGTTGCATTGTGACCTTCTTGCAGATTCGACAACTAGATAAGTGAACGTCCATGTTCGCTCCTTACTAGATCCTCGATTGGAAACAGATTGTGTTGCTCGATCCACCATGAATCCTGTGATCGGTGCTTGTATTTAGCCCGTTTAGCGAATTGCACCGGTATCCAGCCGGCTATGCGATAGGTAGGCGATTTACCGACGACCATTACCGCTACGTCGCTATCTCTGTCATTAGGATAGATAATCAAGTGTCCCGATTCGTATTTCGTCCATTTGATTTCCAAGCCTTGACCCACGTCTGCATGATGTTTGCCGTTATTCTGACGTGCGTCATAATCGAGCCCGAAGTAACGTGCCACGATTAACTCCGCCGTTATAGATTCGGCTAATTCGCTAACCTGCTCGTGCGTGTTTAGAGCCAGATTGTATCTAGGCTGAGTTCCCATGATTCCGGATCCTTGAAGGATTTTATCGGTCGCCGCTTGATGGATATACATTTCATCGGCGAATGCAACTGAATATCTTATTTCTGCGGTTGGCACTTGTAACAGATCCACAAGACTATTTCTCCGCGATCCTTGAATGCTTGACCTTTACTGGATTCGACGTATTTATTGCATGAATCGCATAATTCTTCGGTCATTTCTTTACCGCCCAATTACCATCTGCGCCTAATACGCCCCACACAACTTCGCATTGATGTGACACGATTCCATTAGGGCAATACCAGCCACCGTACGGCTTATCTGTTTTCTTAGATACTCCGGATCTGAAATTGCGTTGCCCATGTTTGCATGAATATGGATCGTCAAGAATGGCACCACCAAGCGAATCTTTGATGGTGTCGATTGCGGTTCCTAGTGTTGGCATTCCGGCACTTTCGGCGGCTTCTTTAGTGTCCCACGATGGAATTGAAGTCCAAGCGTCGCTCTTCTTCAATTCTGAAACGTCGGACGTGGATAGGCGTTCGACCTTTTCCATGTCTTGACGTGTTGGACGTGCGGCAGTTTTCGGATCCTTAGAAGGTGAGGCTAATCCTATGACTCGTCCGATTGCGCTAGTGATTCCATTTTCGACCCAGAAGTGCAGATTGACTCCACGATCTGACCGCATTTCCAGCGCGTAATCTGTGAATGATGGAACGTGATCCTCGAACTCTTTGAAGAATTCTGCTTTGACGAGTACGTAACCTTTAACGACGTCGATATCTTCGATGTGCGTAATAATTCGACACGATGGGAATTCCGCGTGGATTCTTGTAATTCTTGCATTTACGTCCTCGTATCCCTCTAGGAAATTACTCATTTCTTAATCTCCTTGAGTGCGCTTGCGATAGAACGTCCGCGAACGTAGCCCTCGGAATGTCCATCTTTCCAGCCCCTTGAATAGCCCCATGAAATCCCAAGAATTCCAAGAACTGCCAGACTCAACCAATAACCGATTTCTTCTTTCATTATTGCTCCCGTGGGAGCCTTGTCGTTGCTCCCGAGAAAAGAGTCTCATCGAGAGCCGACATTTTCAACCTTTAGGCGTATCCGTCGGCGTGTCTATCGGCTTCGACTTAGATTTGAGCCCGTTACCGGCTAGTACGCCACCGAGTGATCCGGCTAAGAATGTAACTATCATTTTAAGAACGTCGATAAACGCGGCGTCATTAGGTGCTTGATTGACGACCGGTTGAGTCACGAATATAAGTGCGTAAGTAATGCCTACGGTAGTGATGACGAATACCGTTGCCAGAGATAAGCCGATGGCAAGAATAAGGCGCGCGTGTATATCTTCCGGAGATAATAATTTACGGTTGCGATTCATAGATTTTCTTTCCCACGAGATCCTTAGAGCAGACTCCGGCGACTTCGCATTCCGGAGGATTGCATTCCGGCTTTTTCCAATTTTGAAATTCTTGACATTCATAACGTATGGATCCTTGATAACCGCAAGACGACAACGCTAAACATAGCCCTATGAGAAGCGTTGCCGCCCGTGCGAACTGATTCACTTTCCAGAGACACCGAAGGCGACGTCTTTAGGATTGAGATAGCGAAGAATGACGGGAAGAACTGCCGCCATTCCTGCCGTAAAGATTGCTTTTGGATCTGTCTCACCGATGGCAATTAATGCAACTGCCGCCGCTAGGAAAGAGCGAGCCCAAGAGGCTCCGAGTGCTTTTGCTTCCTTCATTTTTTTAGCCTTCCTATTTTTTTCTTTATAGGTGTTTTTACTTCTTCGACAATGACCGGAAGATCACCTTCGAAAGGTGCAAAACGGCAACGACCGAAACCGACAACCGGTGACCCTGTACCGAGTGCGCGAGTCTTGATCATTACCATTCCGCCGTTGCGTTGATCGCCTGTCCCTGACGTATTTCCTTCGATTGTAGTAATCGAATCCGACGCAACTTTGACGACAATTCCGATGTGCGAAATACGATCCACGCCATCGTGAGGAAAGTCCATGAATGCAAGATCTCCGACTTGAGGCGCTTCGCGAAACTTTGCAAGATTCTTAAACGCGTGAGCCCCTGCCGCCGTTGAGATAACCGATGGAATCTTTACTCCGGCTTCTTTATAGACCCAATTACAGAATGAACCGCACCACGGCAGACCATCGACTCCGAAGGCTTTTCCGTACTTCGTTAGGTTGTCGCCTTGTTCAACGGTTCCGACTTCGCCCAGAGCGATTTCGATAACGCGATGAAGTGTGCCATTAGGAAATTGTGATGATGTGTTCATTGTTTTCACACTCCCATTCAATAGTCGTCTCGTTGAGAATTGCTTCTTCGTGGCATTGTGGCGCAATAAACGCGTCGAGATCTTCGCGGTATATCATTCCAATTCCTGCGAATCGTGTTCGAATTTTTCCGTTGTATGAAGTCTTAACCCAAGTTCCGCCGAGATTGTCAATTAGCCATTGATAGCCTTCATCGGCTTGATTGTTATCTCCAACAGTTACGCGTATTACTTTATTATTAGAATCTAATTCTGCCCAATGACTCATTGTGGATACCTCACGATAACAATGCCTGAACCACCGTTCAGATTGAGTGCGTTATTTCCTGCTCCAGCGCCGCCGCCCGTGTTTATCGTTCCAGCATTTCCAGACGTTGCGTTTCCAGTTCCTCCGCCACCATAACCACCTGCACCGCCCGAACCTGCTGACTTTCCTCCACCGCCGCCACCTGCATAATAAACTGTTCCGCCGACATTTTGACCTGTTGTCGTTGCTAAGCCCCAAGTGCTAAGCGCTGAAGAACCATTACCACCTGCACCATCTACTGATGAAGTTCCTGTCGCGCCAACAGTTGCAGAACCACCGCCGCCGCCAGAGCCATAGTTAGCAACACCGCCAGAGTTAGAACCACCTGCAAAACCTTCAACAGGTGAATAACCACCAGAATTTCCAGAACCACCAGAACGTGCTGAACCTGAACGAGACGCACCGCCACCAGAGCCACCAGACGCACCTGCTTCATTTGCGCCTGTACCTGCACCTCCACCACCGCCGCCACCAGTAGTGTTAATTGATCCGAAACTTGAAGTGCTACCAGAGCCACCGCGGGCAAGACTAACGGCTACTCCACCAGCGCCGATTACAACGCTTAAACCAACCGACGGAGTAATTGCGTAGGCTGTTGTTGTACGCAGACCACCTGCACCACCGCCGCCACCTTCATAGCAGCCCGCAGAACCGCCACCTGCAACTACTAAATAATCAACCGACGATAGCGTTGCATCAGGTGTAAACGTGCCATTAGATGTAAAGACGTGATACCAATAACCACTTGAATTAATTATGGAATTTCCTCCCGTTGCTTTAGGAGGCGATTGTCTTGAAGAAGCAAGAATTCCCAGAATTGGAGTCATTAGGAAAGATCACCGATTACCGTAAATACGTTAGCGGCGGTACAGATAATAGAACAAGCCGAGTAACGGGCTCTTAAAATTGGAGCGGACGCACTTGCACCGGTTGAAGTAATAGTAACCGCACCGCCTGAAATAGTTGTTAATCCGACTCCGATGGATTGCACGTTGATAATGTTTCCGGCTGAAAATACGCCCGCCGGAATAGTTACGACGACGGCGGAAGCGTTTGAGGTTGTGACTAATTTTGCCGAGTCGGCGGCGACGAGTGTGTAAGTCGTGCCAGTTTGTGCATTGAATGAAATTGTTGTGTCGTCTTGTTCAATCCAAGTAAATGCCATATCTGTAGCGGAAGTCTTTGAAAGAACCTGTCCAGTCGTTCCGCCTTTTAGTTGTGCGAGCGAAGTATCCACCGCTTGACCGAATACATTGAAGTCCGCCGGTAGATCCGTAACGAGATCCGTAGCCGTCGGCATGACCCAACCGAAGTTTGTTGTTGGATTAGCCATTTATCTATCTCCTTTTCTAAGCGACAATTGTCGCGTATTCCCATGTAAGTGTCGGCGACACGCTCGACCATGTTTCAACGATAGGCACGTCATTCCATCTCATTGCTTGAAGCGAGAATGCAAGCGGTGAAAGTAGAAGAGTAATTGATAGTTCATTGTAAGAGGCTGAGAATCTCCAGCCCTCGATGAAGCCTTGAAAGTTACCGGAAGCCATATTGAGCGGAAGATTTGTGAGGTTTATTGGTTGTCCCATGAATGCACCGATAAGAGCGTCACGGTCGGCATTATCAAGTTCCGGATTTGTAAGAGCAAAGGTTATAGATTCGAAGATAGGTTCCGGATAAGCACGCAAAGATAGATAGAACGCGGCTTGATCTTCGGCGTCGGCGGCGTGTTTGATTGTCGTTGTGATAATTTGAGCGAGTTCGCCATAGAGCCCGATTGAAGCCTCGTCGCGGTCGCTGACTTCACTTGTTGAGTTTTTGTTGTATTTTATCGTTAAGTCGTTCCGGATATCTCCAGCGCGTGTTTGTATTTTGATTCCTTGACCGAGTGCCTGATTAGCGTCAAGATCCGTGTAGCCGTAAGTGCTGAGATAAGTAGTTCGATGAGTAGAGTCGGCGTATGAGATAAGTCCTTGCGCGTCCTCGTAAAGATAGCCAAGTCCAGAAGTCGCAAGTGCTGCAACGAGTGAATAAACTTCTGTACGGCTTGAAGATCGTTGCGCTAGTTCGTAGTTTCCTGGAGTATCTATTTCGCCAAGTCCTGTATTTCCTGCATTCGCCCATGTTGTAGTCGGATCATAAGTCGCCCACGTAAGAGCCGCCGGAACTTGTTGCCATTGAGCGAATAAAACTTCGCGAAGGATTGTCTCGATTTGATTGCCGTCGAAGTCCTGAGTTAGTACGCCGTCGGTGAGTGCCTTTTGAAGCCTTGCTAAGGCTCCTAGAGCCGTGATTGTAATAGTCTGAGAGATTCCTACGGATCCGACTTGAGACACCGTTACACCTACGTCCACAATAGATCCACCGAATATCGGGACGAATGTGCCAGACGTGTCTTTTACTTCGATTGCAAGTGTGTCGTTAATTGTCGGAACTATTGCCGACCCGTCTAGATTGATTAGATTTATTGTCGCATAGCCGGCTTGCGCTTGAATATAGATGTTCGAGCGTCCAGAAGTAATCGAGAGGTTCGCAAGCGTGACCGTCGTATAACTGACGCCATTTATCGAGACGTCCCAGATCGGGCTCCATTGTGTCACTTGACACCGACGAGATTAGTTGCGCCACCTGTGCCTCGGTAATAACCGTTATTCATGGCTGAAGATACGGCTCTCGAGAATCCTTCTTCGTCAATAACCGATGGAGCATTGACGTTAATAACTATTGACGTGTCGCGTTGTAATTGTCCAGCCTCCATGAGTGCCATCGAAGAAGATTTGCCGAATGACGGGACGAAATTAGCCGAAGGATTGAAGAACTGTGCCGCACCGGAAGCCGCACTAGCGACTCCAGAGCCTCCAGAAGTTGAGCCGCCTCCACTCATGTCCGGAATTGAACTTCTAGTAATTGAAGGCGTAGATCCTGCAACGTTTGAAACGTCCACTTTTGGAACCGTAATAGACGGAGCCGAAATCTGTGAAACGTTAGGCAAGAACGGAATTGAATTGTAGGCTCGAATCAATGTGTTGATTCCACCGACTGCCGCCGAAATCATGGGATTAATCATGTCCAGAACGGCAGCGATGACGTTGATAACTCCGCCGGCAACTTGAGCCAGAATTCTTAAGCCGTTCATCATGACGTCCATAACTGGAGGCAAGAATCGTTTAATCAATTCAAAGAATGACATAAAGGATTCTTTATTATCTTCGATTGCTTTTGTTATAGGTTTGAAATAGTCCGCGAATCTTCCTAGTGCCGGAATAACTTTGTCAATAACGAATTGCACTAGATCTTGAATAATCGGAAGAAGTTTCGCTCCGACTGATTCCTTCGCTTCGTCGAATGTAACTTTGAGGATTTCCATTCTTCCGGCGAATGTCTTTGCATTAGCGGCAGAAGCCCCACCGAATAAGTCTGAAAGTTTGCCTTGAACTTCTGTGAAACTCATCGCCTTCAATTCTGCGGCGGATAGTCCAATCCCTAACTTTCCAAGTGAGGCATTATTTCCGTCGTAAGCCTTACCGAGAGCGTTTGCGACGCCTTCCAAGTCTTTTCCAGTTGCTTGAGATACGTCTAGCGCAAGAGTAAGAAGATCTTGAGCCTTGCTTGCGTCATTAGTTGAAAGTGCCAGACGCGAAAGAGCCGGACGAAGTTTGTCGTCCGAGACGCCCGAAGCAAGAGACATTTTTAAGATGTTTGCTTCGATTGCTTTTATCTGATCATTCGTCGCGCCCGTTGCATTTTTGAGAGAGTTGGCAAGGCGTATTTGAGCCGCTTCGTCCTCGATTGCCGCTTTGACGCCTTCGATTGCTAACTTGCCAGCGTAGACGGCTGCGGCTGCTCCTGCGGCTGCGAATGCAAGTCCGGCTTTCTTTCCGAAGTCTCCGACCTTATCGCCGAAGGATTGAACGTCATTAGATCCGGCGTTGAGATTCTTTTTTAGATTATCTACGTCCGCAAGGATTGAGAGTTTTAACGTGCGTGAACCTGCCGCCATTACCACTCCTTCAATATTCTATCGAAAGCATTCTCCCATTGAGTAATGATTTCCGGTTGTATTGCGCGAAGTGTCGGATAAATAAACCAGCCTTTAGATCCGCGTCCTTCGCTTCCTGACCAGATAGGAAATTGCTTGAATTTATTAGATCCGAATTCGTTGCCGCCCCATAGTTGCTGAGTCGTGCCACCGCCTGAAAACTTTTGAGAAGCAAAGCCGAAAGAGAGTTCGCCTATCTTTGACGACTTTGAAACGCGAGAGCCGTCCGCGATTCGTTGCGCTGCAATTCCTCGAGTGCTTGACTTTTCTTTTATTTTGCCTTGAGCGAATTCTGCCAGAGCAGATGATTCCCTTTTAGCCGCCGCTATTGCTTCATCGTCCATCGCTTTGAATGCGCCCGTAATTCGACGTAGATCTGCCTTGTCATAGGAAATCGCGTCATTGTCCACGGCTTCGCTCCTCCAAGATCTCTTTTGCGGTGTAAATCTGCTCCGCCGTGACCCATTCGCTCATCGCTATTCCCGTCGCTATTGCTAGTTCGACGAGTATTCGATTCACACTTCCGGCGGCGTAACTTTTGGGCTTTCGTCTCCAGTCCGTACGTCGGATACAGTCTCGCACCATATTTCGAAAGGCTTGACAGGCTTTCCGCCGGCTTCGCGTTTCATAGCATTCCACGCAAGGAATAAGAGATCGGAGATTCCGATTTTATCTTGCGCTTGTGAAATTGTGTATCCAGTTTTATTCTCCCACTTAGCCCACTCCGGCGGTTGTGCCGTATAGGTTGCCAAGTCGCCGGACATGTATTCGATGGTGATAGGTAGTTTCATTATTGCTCCCGTTCGTAGTTTTTAAGTGAAGTTCTCTGTTGGAGTTCCGTTAACGAGCATAGTCCAAGTATCGGTTTGTGCGTCCGGCGCGGTTGCACCGACGGAAGGAAATACCGGAAAGGCGTTGAAAGTAAATACTGCACCGGTTGTCGCGGTGAGTGATATTGCAAGAGCCGTATTAGGTGCAGTCTCGCAAGCCGTCCACATAGCCTCGAAGAGAGATGAGGCGACGCCCCAGTCTGCGAGAAGTGAAAGATTAAGCGTCCATTGGTCGTCGATATGCTTGTAAGCCTTACCGTCGAGAGTTTGATAAGTTGTAATTACCGGCGCATTAGTTAGCGTCACGGAAGTCGTCTGAGCGTCATAATTTACGGTTGCTATCGTGAGAACTAGATCGCGACCCGTGATGATTGTTGTTGGCATTACTTTGTCTCCTTAGATTGTCTGTTGCGTGTAGTAGGTCGAAACGGATAGATCCGCGATGAGTAAATTACTCGCGCCGACTTGCGTGATTGTCGGACGTTGGACGTCGCCGACGACGTATCCCGTAGGCATAGCCGCGAGAATGCTGATAACTAACTGCTCGAGATTATCGAGTGCGCCGGCGTTTGAGTTATACGCAACGGCGGCAGTAATGACGAAATTAATCTTAACCTTGACGTTTGTCTTACCGATGAGAGTCGTTTCGAGATACGGCGAATCTGGCACAATTACGCAAGCCGGAGGAATGACCGTCTCGGGAACGCTTGAATAAACGGAGGCAACGACGCCCGAAAGAGCAGTCGCAAGAGTGCCTCTAACGTTTGTGGCGATACTTGTAGGCGTTGGCATTATTGCGCCATTGTTGAAACGTCGATGTAATTGCCAAGAAGTCCGATAACGCGATTTTGGAGAGAGCGTCCCATTCTGTATGGGCTCGGTTGGAAGTCCACGCCTTCGATTTGTCCACCGGCTGCGGTTACGGATTGGAAGATTTCCGTTGAGACGATAAGAACCGCTTGTTCGACTGCCTCGGTGTTTGCGTAAAGAGTGGCGGCGTTGGCACCGGATAGATACGCAACGCCAGCCGGTATCACCGGACGGAAGGTGATATCTGCATTAGTAATAGCGCAAGTAAAATAAAAATAAGGTGCAGGATAAGCGAACGGAAGATAAGGAAACGGATCATAATAATTCGATGTAACCGTTTGCGTTCCGTTGAATGTAGCAGGTACGCAACCTGTAACGATGACACTCTGACCGGCGACGAAACTATTAGGCTTTTGAGTTATGTAATAGGCGACGTTATTTTGTAAATAAACCGCGGCGACGGCATTTTGATTCGCGGTAAGAAGCGGAAGGATTACTTGTTCCGCGCTTGTAATAATTCCATCTAAATAAGCGTCTGAATATAAGGAAACGGAAACGCCTAGCACGGTGCGAAGTTGTGACGCCGTTACGATACTAGGCATTTCCATTCCTCTCTTCTGCTCGGCTAGATACGGGAGCGCACCTAGCCGATGATTATTTGGATCAGGTTAGATTGAAACGACGGAGACCGCCGGCGAATACTGCTTGTGCTGCGATGTATCCATAGAGCATGATTTCGATTTCGCCTGTTGTTGGAACATTGGTAGCAAGTTGAAGAGCAGGTGATTCAAAAATTTCAATCGAACGTGGTTCGATAATGAACGCTGATTCGTCGATTGAAGTAGAGACCATGTTTGGATCAACGTAGTAATCAAGTCCAAGAACGTTTCCGCGAATGCTTGTAGGAGTTGCAGATCCTGCATTATTCATCGGATTTCCCGCATTATAGATCGGACGACCTGTTGTATCTGTTGCTCCCATAAGAAGGCTCCAGATAGATGTTCCAGATACGAATGACTTTGCGGTGCGCTTTGTTGCGGTGTAAGCGGCAGGAGATTCTGTCGATACGAATGAAATAATACCGGCTGAATCTGCGGCTGTTGCGGTTGCTTGAGTTCCGCCGGCTGTAATTTGTGCAATCACATAAGCGTCGGTTGCTTGAGCATAAGCGTCGCGGAGATTTTGAAGCATGATTTCATAGAATGATGGATCTGAACGATCAAGAAGTTCGACTGAATAGCGTTGGAATCCGGCTTTCTTGATTACAGTCGCATTCACATAAGCAGAAGTGATTGCAGTTGTTCCAGTTGGATCTCCACCTTCTGCAACCGTGTTGGCTGTGCTGTTGGCTGTGATCTTAGGAATTGAAACCGTCATTCCGTAACTATTAAGTGGACGTGTTCCACCGCATGCTTCAATTACTGGACGATCTGCGTTTGTGTTTTGTGCAACGTCGCGAAGATAAGAAACCGGAGAGAACGCTGGATTCGTTGTGAAACTATCGTCCGCGGCTTTTACGTATTGACGTGAATCTTCGTTTCCGAGTCCTGCACGAATTGTGTGCTCTAGGTAATTTCCTGGAGTAATGATTGGCGAGCGTGGCTTTGTAAATGCGAGA